GTGTTATTGGCTGCCTGCGTCTGCAAAACTTTTCTAGTGGCAGTTGTGGCTGCAATAGATCCCAATGCTGCACCTATTTTAGGAAAACTGGCTCCTACTATTCCTCCGACGGTATTGGCAGCAGTTAAAATATTTGCAGGATTTTTTAATTCTCCAATAACTCCGTCCACTGTGGGGAATTGTCCTCCATTGTTTTTGTAGGTATTGATTTGAGAAATTGCTGTGCTTATAAATCCGCCTGGGTTTTTTAATATGTTCTTTTTGGTTACGTCCCCAAATACAGATTCAATACCACCTAGTACATCCCCAACGGATCCCAGAACGTTACCTAGTCCCAGTGAGCCGCCTAACACATTGGGACTTTGCACAACATCGTAAGATAGACTTGCAAAACCGTCAGGCTGTCCATATGACACACTGCCTGAAAGATACTTTACACCTTCGTACTCAACGGTCATTGTGTTATCCAACGGTTCATTTGATGCATAGTCTACCTGTCCGTGTGACCAAGATTTGATTCTTGGTGCCAGCAATTCATACCCATTAAATCTATGCCTACTTAGAGTGTATAATGATATTTTTTTAAAAAAGTTTGTTGGCGTGGTAAAACCCATTCCATATGCTCCGGAATAATTAAACAGACTCATGGGATGATTGCCTTGATCGTTTCCGCCGTCATAGGCGTAATGTGAATAGTAGGCCGAATACATCGAATGCATGAGCCCAGCATTATCGTCGTGAAATGTAAGACTAATAGGTTCGTAATTTATTTTCTTGTATATCTGTTTGGTACGATTATACACATTCTTATTAGCCATATCAAAATTAAATTTAGGCAAATCAGTGGATTTGATCAATAATGAAACTTCTCTTTCTGCTCCTGAAAACACAGCGTAGTAAAGAAATTTTGTTCTAGGTGCTAGTCTATAGTTGTTGTCAACAAATATTCGTGTGGCATGCTGAAAATTACCAACCACTCCCTTGGGTCCTCTGAGAGCACTATTTAAAAATCGTGTAAACTTATCCATATAATTATTTAGTCATAAAAAAAGCCCGAAATATTCGGGCTTTTTTGTGTTACGGTATTAATTAAATACCTGAGCTACCTACTGCTAGAGCACTAGCGGCCGATCTAGCTGCGCCAGCTGTACCAATGCCAACAACACCAACTGAATCTGGAGTCTGCATTGCATTGTCATAAACTATGGTTAGCGCCACTGTGGCAGGTTCGTTGGTTGTGTAATTCAAATCACCGTAGTCGGTGTTTTGCAAGAAGCAACCATAGCATTCCCAGGTTTCTAGAATTCCCGGAGCAGCAGCGCCGTTGCCACCGTCTAGTATTTCGATACGTGTGGTAAACTTGTAGTCAATACCAGAGCGGGCACTGGCCTGCTCATGGAAATCAAACTGCTTCTGAATCTGTTGGCCAACCAACTTGATAATATTACTGCTAGCATCATCTCTGAGGTTCAGCGTAATATTTTCCCAGGTGTATTTGCCTGCAATTTTGATCTTGGAATTGTAAATTTCGATTGGAATTTCTTCAAAGGAAACCTTTGGTCGAGAAACGTCCATGACCTGTTTGGTAAGTTCTGTACTAGACGATGTGCCAAAACCTAGTAAAGTAACACGAAAGCGATACTTTAGTTTTGGCATCAACATACCGGTATTTGAACCAGGACCAGATGGGTTAATCGAGTAATTTGTTAATGATGTAATTGCCATTGTCTTATGCTCCGATATTGTATTTATTCATTAGATCTCACCTGTGTTCTTGAGACGCAATGGTATGTAAATAAATTCAACGGCCTTGGTTGGCTCAATGGCAACATCTACATATAATTCATTACGATCAATTCTACTTGGTGTGTTGTTGGTTTCGTCACACACTACTGCAAAGTCATAGATAGCTCTTAGACCCACTAGTTCCAGCAACAGACTTTCCACAGCTTGTTTGATTTCATCACGAGTGATTTGATCATTTGGCTCAAAGATATATGGGCGAGCTAGTTTTGTCAACTGACTGCGTAGATATACCACAAGGCGTGCCACGTTAATTCTATCTAGAGAACTGGCATTTCTTGCACGAGTCTTTTGACCATAAGCTACCAATCCTGTACCTACAAAGAACGGAATTGGATTAACCTTTAGATCATACAGGGTGTCTCTTTGACCGTTGTTTAAAGCAACGCTTTGGAATTCACCTGTCAACGAATCAATATATCCCACTGCTGTGGCATTGGTAATCCCGCCACGACGTGTGCCTGCTGGAGCAAACCAAGGAAAACTCACTTGATCGCTTAGAGCAATAGTTCTCAGCATCATGTGACTGGCTGGAACCACAGCATTGGCACCTGTAAGGTCAGTGGTAAATCCATTTGGATAGTAAACCGCTGCATATTCGTCATAGGTAACAATGCCGTTGTCTCCGTTGTCCAGTGCTAGATTAGCATTGGTACCCCAGGTTGTTAGGCTTGTTGCATCACTCTTTAGACGCAGTGGTGTATCACCAACCACAAAAGCTGTGACCTTGCGATCCAGATTCAAGTTGATTAGATTGCTAAGTGCTTCTGGATATCCGGGGCAAGCAATTAGATTGAAGTTTCTGCGTTCTTCGTCACGTGCTTCTTCGCTGGTGTCAATGGCGCTCTTCAATGCAGCAACCACAGCTGATCGCTGTGCCTTGCGACCAAATGATCCTGAACCGTCTTCATTGTTGGGACTAGCAGTGGTCCAACGATCTGGCCAGTATAATTCCATACTTGGTGATCCGGATTGTCTTTCGTTATCTGCTGTGGTGTCAATATAGCCATTGTTGTATTTCTTAACGTTTCCACCGCTTCTACGTAGATTCCACAGCAACATTCCTTTGGGATATAGATCTGGATCCGGTGCATCTGGATCTAAGAAATTACTGGTTAATAAATCTTTGATTGATCCAGTAGGCGCAGCAGTGGCTGAGCCTCCGCTTGTACCTGCACGAGCATCTGCAAACAATACACCTTCTTCTGTGGTTTGATCGGTCTTGTCAACTAATACCCATTTTAGTGCAATTTGATTGCCTGCATCGGTGTTGAATTTATATATACTGGGGAAGTTTTCTAAATCAGCTGTGCTGATCCAAATGTCACCGTTGACCAAAGCACCACCGTCAGTTTGTAATATTGGCATACTTGCGGATACAATGGGACCTTCGGGATCAGTTGTAGTATATCCTGTAAAGTTTTGATAGCCTACCCAGGTTGTGCCATTGTGTATCATTAGATCCACCTCGCCAAATGCAGGATTATACCATAGTTGTCCATCTGCTGGCTCTTCTAATGGAGCATCTGGAGTAGCAGCAAACACATCACCAACCAATGGCATCCATAAGGAAGCCAAATAACCTTCTTGTGCTCCTGTGGCCAAACCACTTGACAATGCGTAGAAATTACTGGTGCCAGCACCTGTTTCTAGGTTGTAAACAGTGAACAATGTACCAACGGCAGTACCTGCAACATCAGTCAGTCTGATATCGCCACCGGTCTTGTGTGTGATCACTAATTCGTTACTGGTAGTAACACTGGCCACTACGTTATTTGTAATAGCAGCACCTGTTGAGTCAACATAGTTAGCAGCATTTATTGCTCCAGCGATTCTAAAAGAGTCATCAGCATTGATTGCTGCAAACGCAATAGTTGCTGCTGCGCTTATGTTTGCATCTCCCACTATTGATTGTTTAATAGTAAATGTTTTAGCAAGATACGCAGTGCCAGTGCCAGTGCCAGCTACTGCAGGAACAACTGTATCACCAACAGCATATGTTACCCCGCTTGTACCTGCCACTGTGTTCCAATTAGTATTTCCAAGGGATTGAATTATGTAATATGTTCCAACTACTAATGCGGTAGCTGCTATACTTGCTGTAGATACACTAATTGTTCCTGTGGTAATAATTTTAGATTTGATAGCAGTTTCACCGCTGGCAGCTCTTTTAAATATTCTAAAAGTGGTAGTAGCTAGTGTTGCATCTAGGGCACCAAAAGGAGGAATGCCGCCGCCGATTGCAGAATATGATCCTACATCTTCTCTGGCATTTGTTTGAACAAACAATGCACCTTTGGGAAGATTTGCACCACCACCGGATTTATCAAGATAGTATAGTGCAGAGTGCGGAGTTGCATACAGGGGTGCTTCATTAGCCATCCAAGCATCAGTGCTTGCATTGTATTTTTTAACTCTCCAACGAGCTCCGTTGTTTGGCTCAGTTGTTTTCAGCCATACAGAACCTGTAGGACGAGCATTTACAGTAGATCCAAAATCTGATCTTTTAAACAGCGGAACACTGGTATGTGGCTGTTGAGCCAATACTGGGCACATGTATGTGCCGGCTGTAATGTTCAATGAAGCCAACGGGGTACCAGATGTATTGGCAAGTACAATACCACCAGTTCCGCCTGCAGTTGCAGTGGAGTCACCACCTGTAGCTGTAGAAGTGCCGTCACTGTATAGATACAATCTACTGTTGCTGGCAACAGCTGTAATACCACTGCCGTTCATCTTTGTATTAATATCCGAAACACAAGCAGTTAAATTTGCTCCTGTTGTAATACTAGTATCATTAATTGTAAATGTGCCTGATAATGCTCCTACCGCTGCTGAGCTGAATACTGTGGGATGACTGGCTGTCCAATTAGGACTACCAACCAGTACCCACGTACCGGCTGTGATACCAGCGGTGGCATTGCCTGCACTCTTGTAGTATATTCTTACCAGCTCATCTTCAGCTAAAAATGTTCCGTCGCCTGCTGCTGTTTGAAACACCACAGCATAGTCACCGATGGTGCCTACTGATGTTTTAGGAGCATTGCTGTTGATGTTGTCAAGATCGGCATCTGTGAGTACTAATGGAGTTTTAGCAGTGAATTTTTGACCGCTATCGGTTAATGCCAAACCGTTCCATTCGTTGATACCCCAAGTAGTAGTTTGTGTGTCTACCCACCACTTGCCATCAGCTGGGTCCGCTCCCGGTGCATCTGTTTGACCTTCTAGTTCATTTAGGTTGATATCTGCACGTAGGATAAATGCAGAATTCGAAACGCCTAACAAGCTGTAGGCAGCTAGTAGACCGTATTCGTTTCTTTCGCCACCGTGTATAGGACTAGCCGATACTGTCTTTTCAAAGAACGGTGAACCAAATGTGTCAACAAGTTCTCGTTGACTGGTCATTTTGAATACCTTGCCTGCATTGGCTGCAGTGGTACCCGAAGCTGTGCCTGTGCCAGCTCCGTTTATTTTGTTTTCAGCAGTGGCTACAACAATTAACGGAACCGTTCCTGGTTCAGCTGGAGTATAAAAACTCTCGTCAATTACCGTAACTTGTACGCCTGGTGATGTTAGTGCCATTCGACTGTCTCCTAGGGTTAAATCAATGTACTATTATTTAGCGGCATCACAAAAAAACCCCAGGATATGCAAGGTGGAAAAAGGGGATGAAAAGGCTTACTTCTTTTAAATAACTGTATGAGACCTTTGTGTAAATGCGGTTCTAGACCCCGTGCGATAAACTATAAAAAGAACGATAGAATCTACTATCGTAGCCTTTGTGAAATATGTATGGCTAACGG